AAAGTATGAAGACTATGTAGATTTAATTTCAGATAATGGAGAGCCAGGTTTTATTTGGCTTGATGTTGCTCGTAATTATGGTCGTCTTGCAGATCCAGCAGATGGTAAAGATTATCGTGTAATGGGTTTTAACCCTTGTGCTGAACAACCACTAGAAAGTTATGAGTTGTGTACTCTTGTTGAAGTGCACCTTAATCGTCATGACTCTAAGGAAGACTTCTTAAAGACATTAAAGTTTGCATATCTTTATGGAAAGACTGTAACTCTTCTTCCAACACACTGGCAACAGACAAACGGCATTATGCAGCGCAATCGTCGTATTGGAACTTCTCTTACTGGTATTGCATCTTTTGCAGATCAGAAAGGATTACCAATTGTTCGTGAGTGGATGGATGAAGGATATAATAAAATTCGCAGCTACGACAAACAATATTCAGAATGGCTTTGTGTGCGTGAATCAATTCGTGTAACAACAGTTAAACCATCAGGATCAGTTTCATTACTTTCTGGGGCAACACCTGGAGTTCACTGGGGACCTGGAGGATCATTTTATTTACGTGCTATTCGTTTTGGTAATACAGATCCAATGATGCATTTATTTAAAGCAGCAGGGTATAAAATTGAAAAAGACCTTGTGTCAGCAAATACCCAAGTAGTATATTTTCCAGTAGCATCAGGACACCCAAGATCTGAAAAAGAGGTAAGCTTGTTTGAAAAGATTGGCTTAGCAGCAACAGCACAAAAATATTGGTCTGATAATGGAGTTTCCGTAACTTTGTCATTTGATAAAGAAGAAGAAACTAAGTTTATTGCTCCAGCACTTCATATGTACGAGGGACAACTAAAGGCAGTTTCGTTTCTTCCAATGGGAAATAAAACTTATCCACAACAGCCATACACAGAAATAACAAAAGAAGAATATAACGCATATGTTGGCACAATTGGGAAAATTAATTGGTCTGCTATTTATGATGGTATTGATAATCTTGAGGCACAAGGTGAAGCCTACTGCTCAACAGACGCCTGTGAAATTAAATTATATTAATCCTTAGCCTGCTATAATTAGGTAAGGAGAAATATGTCCAACTCGTCTAATTTGTATGCAGAAAAAGTGTTTGCAGAACACCCATTAGGTCTTTGGGCACTAGATGAAAAACTAGATTACTTAAGCCTAATACAAGAAGCACAAAGAGATGTTGAAGACTTATGGACCGTAACTGGTGGAACTGCATTTTCTGGAGCAGGTGTTGTTGGAGAGCCATTTACAGATAGTCCAACTACAATCATAAAAGGTTCGGTTCCAGTTGGAGATACCAATGAAATAGTTTGTATTAGTCCAAACCTTGCAAACTTTTCAACTTTTGATGAACAATATGGAAATTTTTGCATTGGGTCATATATTTATATAGATAGCATTTATGCTCAATCAATATCAATAGGTTATGAATACACGGATCCTACATCATTGCTTGTATATCAAGAGCTAAAAACATTTGAAGTAAATGTTTTTGATTCTTGGATATTTGTATCAGAAACTTTTGACACTCCAGATGAAACAACAAACTTTAGAGCCGTAATAAAAATTAATACATTAGACGGTGGATCAACTACTGATGACTATATTTTTCATATAAATGGTGTTACTGCTGGACAGTGGTCTGAAGAATTTAATACTTCTTCTCTTGGAGTACAAACAATTGAAGTACCTTCTTCAATATCTTTGTATGGTGGAATGCAAGGGGTAGAATCTTTTAATTATGGAATTCAAGATACTCCAGGATACTATCTTTCAGCTCTTGGACTTTTAGCAAGAAATACAAGCTTGCCATTAGTTTTTGGAGCATCAAATCTTACAAAATTAAATGTAAGCTCTGGAGCATCTTTAATTGTTCCAGGAAAAGGATTTCTTAACAATAAAGGAAAATATAATAACTATACTGTAGAATTTTGGGCAAGAATTAACTCAGACTCATCTTTAGACAAAAGAATATTTGGTCCAATATCATCAACTGATGGATTATACATAAACGGTGGATTTCTAACTCTTTCAATTGGAAATAATTTTGCATCACACTTTGTTGGTGAATGGTATAGACCAATGCTTATTCACATTCGTTTTATAGGAAATACTGCATCCCTTTTAATAAATGGAGAACAAGTCTTATCATTTAACTTTAACATTGATGATTTAACTTTTCCAGATGAATTAGACGAAGACGGCAAAGATCAAGATTGGCTAGGATTTTACTCTTATGCAGACATAAATCCTTTTGAAATTGACTGTATTTCTATATACCCATACCAAGTTCCAATTACAGTAGCAAAAAGAAGATGGGTTTATGGACAAGCTGTTATATCTCCAGAATCTATTGATTCTTCATATGGTGGAGTTTCAACTTTTATTGATTACCCATTTTCTGGATACACAGCAAACTATTCATATCCAAATTTTGCAAAATGGGAACAAGGAAGTTTTGATAATTTAACAACAAGCCCTCAATCATTGTCTACTCCACAATATTCTTTGCCAAATATATCTATACAAGAAAAAACAATAGAAGACCTTTATTCTGATAACAAAGAAATACAGGATGAAGCAAATAACTTTATAACATTTAGACCTAATAATTCTTGGAACAATGTTCATTCTTACTTTAATTTTAATAATTTTAATATTATAAATAGTGATCCTATTGCTATGTATGGTATTTTTAGTTCAACAAATATGACATCTGTGGAAACATTATTTACAATATATAACTCAATAACTAAAAATTATTTTTCTGTTATAAAAGAAGAGGATCACATAAATTACTCTCTCTATTATAATGGAGAAGAACAAATAATCTATGATGATTTTATATATCAAAGTTTTTATGACGATAATGGAACGGTTATAGACGCTGGATTTTATAATACAGCATCATGGGAAGAGGTTTTAGAGGGTGGAACCCCAAGCACAGTATTTTCTGGTTTAGTCTCTGGAGACAAGTATATTGCTGGAATAAATATTGAAAAATTAGTTAGTTATTTTGGTGGAAATGTTGCATCTTTCTTTGGAAATAAAAATGGACTAGAAATATACATTGCGGGAGATGCCACACCAGAAAACTCATTTACTGGTAATATATATAGTTTTGGAGTATCTAGCAAACTTAATACAAATTTAATTAAAGATAATTTTGATGAAAAGGGATTAGTCATTAATGCCTCAGTAAATGAAATGATTAATCATACTGCAAGCTACACACTAGTTCCATTTGAAAAATACAATAACTATTTTCTTGACATTAACTCTTATGGCTACTGGGAAGACTACATGCCATTATCTTATTTTGCAAAATATGTTACAAATTCTAAAGGAAAAAGTTACTATGATTTAGATTTTTTACAATTTAACATTGACGTGCCAGCCCCATCAACTGTTTCAACTTATCAAGAATCATCAGGTTGGAATTATTCTGAATTAAAAAATGAATATCTTTTTCCAATACAAAAATCTTATGAGCAACTTGATAGTTTTTTATTGACTAATTGGGAAGACTATACAGAGTTAAACAGTAGATCAGTTGAAAATTATAGCTATGACACATCAGATTCAACAATAAAAACATATATAAGTTTCCAGTATATTCAAGATGGAGCAAACAATCTAGAGTCTTTCTTTACAACAATTCAACCAATAGAGGATAGTTTAGTTATTGATATTGATTCTTTTGAAAACTGGGAAACTACAAAATTTGAGGTAATTAACAACACAATAATTTACCCAAGCAAAAAAGTTGATTTTAATGATCTTGCAATTGTTTATCATATTGAACTTAACGCTACATCAATTAATAAAAATCCAATATCTATTAAAAAATTAGAAATTGCATCACAAGCGCTAAACGATAACTCATTTAATCCAATTGGAACTAGATTTGGACAAAATATTTTTCCATTTAAACAATCTGGAGTCTATTATGACTATAAGTCAAAAAATCCATTCAACATTTATAAAGGAAGTACGCCATATCTTTATTTAACTAGGGATTCTGGAATTAAAGTAGGTGGTGAAATTAATTTACAAACAAGTCGTGGTATATCTGTTCCAATAAATAATTCTCTTGCATTAGACTATAAAGTAAACGCAATACAGTTATGGATGAGATATGATAGTTTATTCTTTTCGGTAGAAGAAGAAACTTTATTTGATATAGATTACAAGGGTGACACAATAAAGTTTTATATCTCATCAGATAATGTTAACGGAACACGTGGAAAAATTGTTGCAAGAAGTCAATTAACAAATCAAGAATATCAGGGAATTTCATATTATTGGAATGGTAACTTAGTAAGAGAACCAAGAATAACAAAAAACGAATGGGGAGTCCTTGCGGTTTCTTTCCCAGAATCACTTAACTTTAACTCATATCTTGGATCAATTAATTTAACTGGTTCAGCTTTATTTAATAACGTTTCCTACTATCAGTCTACAGGAATCCAAAAAATTCAAAAGTCTATAAATCGTCCATGGACAAGAGTAAAAAATGATATAGAAAATGAACTAGATTGGCAGTACTGGTTAGATAGCTATACCTGGAATGGTGTATTAGTGCTGTCTACTGTAGATCTTTACGGATCAAATCCTATTGAAATATACAAAACTTATATTGGAACTAATAAGATTATTGTTGATGATAGTCAGGGAATGTTGTTTGACTCTGTTAACATAAAGGTATATAAAGACACATCTTGGCAGATTCAAGTCAAAACACCTGTGTAATATGGTATACTAAAGTTTATGAATTCTTTAATTAACCCAGAAACTGGCGAACCTCTTGTAAAGAATGTACGTAGGCAGGTAATTGAAAAAAAATACAATTGGGGACTTTACGTATATAAGAAATCAACAGGAAAATGGTTTACAGACGGAGAAGGTAACGTATTAAATATAGAGTCTATGCGTAATGATTTAGCAAAAATAGCAGAACTTAAACAAGCAGCAAAATATTATGGCGATGAAGGTGACGGAGAAGCAGTTTTTGTTCCTGGATTAACAAGAATTGACGATGAAGAGCATTCAGTGCAACTAGACAGAATGAAATCTGGACTTATTCCGTCAATGAATGATTTAGGTGCTTGGCATGCTGCTCAACAAACATTAAACAAGTCAGGTAAGGATCAGTTTGATGAGTAATGACTATGACAATGATTATATTCAAGCAAGATTAGACACAAATCAAAAAGAAGAAAACCCATTTAAAGCAAGCGATCCTTTTAACAAATCTTGGGATGAACTTAAAGGCTTGGTTGGAATACAGGAAAACTTTAAGCGTCGTGTAACAAGACAAGTAAACAAAGCATCAAATGCTAGCGGATATCTTGCTACAAATGCAAACATTGATTTACTTTCAACATCATATTTGGATTCTGCTAATGCAGACCCTAAAGGAATTAATGATACTGGATCAAAAGCTATTAATCCAGGCCTAGTCTACAGAAATGGTTATGGTCTTTTTGATGTAATTACTCCACCATACAACCTGTATGAGCTTGCTAATTTTTACGATACATCTTTTGCTAATCATGCTGCTATTGATGCAAAAGTAGAAAATGTTGTTGGTCTTGGATATCGCTTTGATGTAACAGATAGAACAAGTTTAAGTCTTGAAAGTAATGATAATACAGATGCAGTAGGCCGTGCCCGTAAAAGAATTGAACGTGCAAAACTTGAGTTGCGTGATTGGCTTGAATCCCTTAATGACGATGATAGCTTTACTAGAACGATGGAAAAAGTATTTACAGACATACAGTCTACTGGTAATGGATACCTAGAAATTGGAAGAACGGTTACTGGAGAAATTGGATATGTTGGACATATTCCTTCAATAACAATGCGTGTTCGTAGACTTCGTGATGGATTTGTTCAAATTATTGGACCAAAAGTTGTTTACTTTAAAAACTTTTCAGCAACAAATTCTAATCCTCTTACAGAAGATAAACGTCCAAATGAAATTATTCACTTTAAGGATTATTCTCCACTAAATACATATTATGGTGTACCAGATATTGTTGCAGCATTTCCTTCGCTTATTGGTGATCAACTTGCTTCACAATACAATATTGATTATTTTGAAAATAAAGCTGTTCCTAGATATGTTATTACACTAAAGGGTGCAAAGTTATCTTCAGATGCAGAAGATAAAATGTTTCGCTTTTTACAAACGGGGCTTAAGGCACAATCACACAGAACTCTATATATACCACTACCTGGAGATACTGAAAATAGCAAGGTTGAGTTTAAAATGGATCCAATTGAAAATGGAATCCAAGACGGATCATTTAAAGAGTATCGTAAACAAAACAGAGATGATATTTTAATTGCTCATCAGGTTCCAATCTCTAAACTTGGTGGATCTGAAACTGGAGCAACAGCCAGCTCATTAGCTCAAGACCGTACATTTAAAGAACAAGTTTCACGCCCAGCACAGCAAAATCTTGAAAAAATAATCAATAAAGTAATAAAAGAAAAAACAGACATATTAGAGTTTAAGTTTAATGAGCTTACACTTACTGATGAAATTGCTCAGTCTCAAATTCTTGAGCGTTATGTAAAGAATCAGATAATGCTTCCAAATGAAGCAAGAGAAATTCTTGATCTTCCACAAGCAAAACATGGAGACTCTCCTCTTGAATTAAGTCCAAGACAGGCTGCAGATTCAAGGGCAAATGGAAATAGATCTAGAGATGCAGAAAGAACAAATAATGTATCAGACAGTACAACAACCGTATCTGGAAGAAATCCAAAAGGTGAAGGTAGATCATCTCAATAATTGAGAAAACCCTATAAATGTTTGGTATAATAGAATACACAATGAATACAAATAAGGCATTTTGGACAACTGACGGCGACAATCTTCGCCTATCTATGCCCTTTGGAAAAGTAGACCAAGAACGCAGAATAGTATCAGGTTTTGCATCACTAGACAACATTGATAAACAAGATGATATTGTTACAACAGAAGCATCTATGGAAGCTTTCTCTAGATTCCGTGGAAATATTCGTGAAATGCATCAGCCTTCAGCCGTTGGTAAAATGATTAACTTTAAAGAAGAAAAATACTTTGATCCAGAAACAAAAAAATTCTATAAAGGAGTTTACGTTTCTACATACATTTCAAAGGGTGCACAGAATGCATGGGAAAAAGTTCTTGATGGTACATACACTGGTTTTTCTATTGGCGGAAGAATGAATAAGTGGGATGATGCATATAATGAAGAACTTGACAAAACAATTAGAGTTATTAAACAATATGATTTAGTAGAACTATCTTTAGTAGATTCACCAGCAAATCAGTTTGCCAGCATTGTTTCAGTTGAAAAAGTTGATGGCATTGATGTAATTAAAGGTGACGGAATGGATACAATTATTGAAAATGTATTCTACGATAAAGATAATGGAATTGTTTTAACTTCCGAAGAAGATACACAAGTTAGTCCAGTATCTGGAGAAGAAATGAAGAATATTGGTTTTGTAGAAAAATCAGATAAAGATAAAATAGACATGATAAAATTCTTAGTTGATAGTGCTAAAGGCATAGAGTCTTCTAAGATTAACAAGGAGGTAAGTCCTATGACAGAAAATACAGAAGTAGTTGCAAAGGCTGAAGAAGCAGAAGTAACTCCAGAAGTAGTATCAGAGGTCACTCCAAAGGCAGATGCCACTATTGAGGCACCTATTGCAGCAGAAGCAGAAGCAGAAAAAGCAGACGCTCCTAAGAAGTCAACAGATGAAGAAGAAGAAGACGAAGAAATGATGCCTTCTGCTTTAACAAAAGAAGACGACAAAGAAGAAAAAACTGCAGCTAAAGCGGATGACGTAGTTGTTAATGCAATTACAGAAATTAAAGATTCTGTTAATAATGCCTTTGGCGATCTAGCAGCAACACTAAAATCACTAAGTGATGAAGTTGCAAATATAAAGAAATCTCTTGAAGCCACAACAACTGATGTAGATCAGATCAAGGGAACTTTCAATGAAATTGGCAAGCGAGTAGATCTAGTAGAGCTAGATACCGCTTTCCGCAAGTCTGGCGATCTAGGCGAGATCGTGCAGGAGCCAGTAATGGCTCACAAATCCCTATGGGGCGGACGTTTCCTCAAATTCTCCGACCTATACAACTAACATAAAAATCACTAGGAGGTGAACAATATGTCAGA